TTGGCGGTTGAGCCGCCGACTACGGATGAATGTTTCATTTACTGTCCTTTAGATTACCTATTGAGATTGCAGTATAGCAATTAAAAATAAATGTTGTCAATATATTTTTTATTGTGTTATTATTTAATTCATCAACGGGAGATAAGCATGTTAGAAAAACAAGTTGAAGCATATTTTAAGAAGGTAGTAGAGCAGTTAGGCGGTAAGAGCTACAAGTTTACAAGCCCAGCGCATCGGGGTGTGGCGGATCGAGTAGCGTGTTTGCCTAACGGTGATACGTGGTTTGTAGAGTTAAAGACTGACGGCGGTAAGCTGTCTGAGTTACAAAAGGTGTTTGCCATAGAGGTGACACGACTAAATCAAAAATACGCATGTTTATGGAATAAGGAAGACATTGATGACTGGGCTAAAGCTACGTCCCTACCAAGAAGTCGCGGCTGACTTTATATTTGAGCATGACCGTGCCATGATACTTGCGCCTGTTGGCGCAGGCAAGACAGCCATCACGCTCACTGCGATGCAGGACGCTATAGAGGCGGGGCTTGTTAAGCGCTTTTTAGTGGTTGCACCTAAGCGTGTCTGCACTGACGTGTGGCCTGTTGAGCAGCCTAAGTGGGCGCCACGCCTGTCACTTGTTGTGGCAGTAGGCACACAAAAGCAACGCCAGGATGCGTTCAAGACCGACGCCAATGTAGTGGTGACGAACTACGACAGCCTACAATCGTTAGAGTCATTGAAAGGCTTTGATGCCGTGGTGTTTGACGAGCTGACACGGCTTAAAAATCCTACAGGCAAACGCTTTAAGGCCATCGCCAAGCTGATGGACAAGATTAACATACGTTGGGGCTTGACCGGATCGTTTACCAGCAACGGCCTAGAGGATGTGTTCGGCCAGTGCAAGATAGTCGATCAGACCTTGTTAGGCCGTAGCAAGGGCGCGTTCTTACAGCAACACTTTGTGCTAATGAACAAAGACTTTAATGACTGGAAGCCACGCCCTGACGCGCTTAAAACCGTAATGCAGATTATTAAGCCTGCCACGTATGTGCTAGAGGCTGGCGAATACAGCGACAAGCTACCGCCATGTCACACGGTAGAGGTGCGATGCGAACTGCCTAACCGACAAGAGTACGAACACTTTAAGAAGACGTTTGTGATGGAGCTGGACGGCAAAACATTGACCGCCGTTAACGCAGCCGTGCTGACGTCTAAGCTACAGCAGTTGGCGTCAGGTTTTATCTACGACACCGAAGACAACTCTGAGACTAAATGGTTGAGCTTTCATAAGTTTGACATGCTAGAAGACCTACTGGACGAGAACCAACACGACAACACTATCGTGGTGTATAACTTCCAGGCAGAACTTAAAAAGCTAAAGCAGCGCTTTCCTAAAGCCGTAACGATAGACGAGCCTGACGCCATCAAGCGTTGGAATAATGGTGAGATTGAGCTGTTATTGATACACCCTAAGTCAGCAGGTCACGGTCTGAATTTACAACACGGCGGCTGTAAGATTGTGTTTTTCTCACTGCCGTGGAGCTTAGAGCTGTACGAACAAACCATAGGCCGTCTGCATCGCAGTGGCCAAGCGCATGATGTGTGGTGCTACATACTGTTGGCTAATAAGACAGTAGACGAACGTATTTGGGCGGCTTTGCATGACAAGCGGGCTATTTCTGATGTTGCAATGGAGGAGTTGAAATGTTCATAGTAATGGCTGTACAAAGTGAAGCTAACCTTAAAATGCTTGGCGCCCCTACTCCGGTAGAGTTAAAGTTTGCCAGTGGCATGATTGGGGTATTGCCTGTGTTTATGTCTCGTAAGGCTGCCGAAAGGTATTCTAAAAAGAAGTTTACTATAGTTGAAATAGGGGAGAAAAAAGATGCCGTGTAATCAAGACTGTAATCAAGGCCGCAAGTGTGACTGCGGTGAAAGAAGCGTAGATCGAGCAATGGTTGTTATATCGGTATTGCTGATCCTGTGTTTGTTTTCCATTGGATTTGGGCTATACAAGCTAATCAATAGAAACAAAGGCCAGGAGTGCGCTGTGACTTTGCAGTTTAATAACAATGTTAAAGCTACTTACATTGGTAAGACTGTTTGATATATCACTTTTTTGCAATTAATTAAGGAGAACAAGATGGCGGCACATAACGACATCACAGGCGACTTGATACAGAGCCGTGTAAACAGTAAAGAGTTTGAGGATAACTTTGATTTAATCTTTAGAAGTAAAGACCCTATCTGCAACATCTGCGGTAAGGGGTTGGCCTCAACGAAAGAGTGTGCATTTACAGGTTGTCCGCTTAACTGGGACGAAGACAGAATTGACATTATCGCAGCCAACGGCAACGACGGTCTGCATTACCAAGGAGAGTAGGATGGAAAGACTAAACTGGCGTTCACTGAACGCTATCATTAACGACAAGACAGAGGAAGAAGTGCTGGAGTTGCTAAACCATGAGCGACAGACCGAGCGCCGTATTTCAATGTTACAACGATTACATCAACGCTACACCATCTTACGCGCTGCGCGTGAGCGTGTGGAAATAATTAAGGAGGCAGTAAAACCATGAACAACTATCGTGAAGTTTGGGATAGGCAAAATTACAAGTTTACTAACGTAGACGCAACACCCTGGCTACCCATAGAAGAATATAGACCTGTCGGCTTTTGGACTAGGGTTTGGATGTGGGTGACAAAATGATATACACAATCAATCTATACGGCATCGAGCTGGACGTCTATGCAGACATCACCCGTTACTCAGATGGTTTTGGCACTGGCGACAGCCCTGACGACGTTGACGTAGAAATACTGTCAATAGAGTTGCCGGACTCTACGCAAGACCTAACAAACTTATTATCAGACGACACGCTGATTCGCGTCGAAGACTTAGTATTGGAGGTAGCAAACAATGAGTGATGGAATGACAGAGATGTACATGGAAGAAGCGACTGCGTTACAAAAACAAGTGGGCGGGTCGCACTACGCTGAGATGGCAATTCAACCCATTGAGTTTATCACGGCTAATAATCTTAGCTTTTTAGAGGGCAACATCATCAAGTACGTCTGCCGCCACCGAAATAAGAACGGCGCTGACGACATCAAAAAAGCAATGCACTACTGCGAACTACTTTTACAAATGGAATACGGAGAATAACATGACTGAAAAAATGACATTACCAAAGTGGTTATGGTGGAACAAAGGCGAATGTGTGGTTGAAATTCTATCTCGCGGTCATTTTCCGACCACGGCTATGGTAAAATTGCCGTCCGACAAAAAAATAGAGATAGAAATACATGAATTACGAATTGAACATACTTGAATACGTGATTTGCTACTTTCCTGCGTTTTTGACAGGTTTTTGTACATGCGTGGCTATCAGTGCATTACCGCCTTATCAATCGTCTGTTATACAGCGATTGGTGAGGTCGTTTTTTAGCTTTACCCGTCAAATTTGTCGGTTTCGACGTACATCGCTAAATCATCACCACTAAATTCAATTCTACCCATGCTAGTGGTGATGACAATAATTTCGTTGTCGTAGTCCACTTCAATTTCATCGATAGACTGACCTATTAAGTCAAAACAGATTTCTTCCGGTGTACGTTTAGCCATATCTACCTCAACATATCAGAGTTAATTGTTAACCGGCTGACTTCACCGTAGCGGCGATCATAACTTATTACCTTAGCATCTCGGCCTGACAGCCAACCGCCCCTGGCAGAATACGCATCACCTGGTGCTAGTGTACGATGCTGCTCGACTATCATCAAGTTGTTTTCTTTAATATCTAAGTGGTGCATGTGGCCCATGTGAGCGTAGGCATACTTAGTCCTGCCGAACATTTCCCTGAACTGGCCAGCAAATACTTCTGATACGTTTGCGACCTTACGCTTGTGGCCGTGATGGAAGAACAGCGCTACGTTACCGAACTCATACGCATTGTACGGATTAGGTGACTTATCCACAGTAACGCGTGGCTCGTTCTCGTACAGCACACTGAACCACTCGCGCAGCCATATCTGACTGACCGGATCGTGGTTAGCGTCAGCCATAATAATGTGTAGCTTTTGGTGCTTGGCTAACAGCATGTCTATTATCGTGCGTAATACACGTATCGCAGACCGGACTAATTTAGCAAACCGCGTGTCCACGTCGAGCAGATGTTTAGACGCAGGCGTTACAGCGTCCATGCCGTCGAAGTGTAAGAAGTCCGATAGTTGTGCGAACACAGCCGTGTCAGCGTTAGGTGACTGAGCGATGGCCTGCTCAAACCATTTAACGACTAGCTGTTCAGCGATGGACACGTCCCAGTTCTCACCGGTCTCTTCGTCCCATGACAGCATGCCCAAGTGGTAATCGGTTATAACGTAGCAGTTTAGTAGGTTGTCGTTAGACAGCGGTGGCGCTGGTAGTGCAGTCAGCCTAGGGATGTCTTCTTTCATGGCGTCAATCGACTGACGCATTATTTCTTGTAGCTTAGTGTCCTCAATGCGTGTCTTAACCCATTGTATTTTAGCTACGCCATCTTTATAGAGTGTTGACGTACCGCGTACCACAAAGGGGTCGGGTACTATGTGAACCATATCGTTTTGGGGAGCGTAACCGCGAATGGCGGCTTTGTGTTTTAATCGGTCAAGACCCGATTGAATGGTGCCGGCAGAAACTTGTAATCTTTCGGCGGCTTTTCTTAATGAACCGTATTTAATTATTGCGTCAATAAATTCATTTTGTCTTTCCGTGCCAAACTGCTTTAAATCCTCATCGATCATTTGCGCTCCAGTTCAAGGATGTAAACGCCCAACTTAGCAGCGTTGTCCTTATCTAAGCAAATGCCACCGTCAGCTTGCTTTTGTATCGTCAGGTGTGGTTTTGTCGGCTGGAGTGTTTGCTGAGTTTGACACGCTGTCAAAATGAGCAGCGTACCAATCAGCAGGGTTTTCTTCGAGTGCATCGCGCAACCTTTGGGCTTTCGCCTGTTCTCTTGCCACAGCCCACCTTACTACTAAAAGTAGCAGGCGGTCTATGATAGCTAAGAGTGAGGACACTACTTTTTGTCCGCTGTAAATACGCCTAGGGTGCCGATGGCGGCTAGACCCAAGGCTACAATCGCGTCGCCTTGCTCTGGTGATAGCGATACGCCAATGGCGGTTAGTAGCGCTACGATACCGCGCCATGTAGATGCTTCTTTAAATCGTTCAATTAGATATGCTTTCATATTGTCTTCCCCTTTTGAAAATCGAGTAGTGACAGACCGCCAGTAAACTGACAGTGCGCCGTCTCCTTAAACTTGCCAGTCCATCGACCAGCCCATTCAAGCCCTACGCTTTCTGCGATAGCGCCGCAAGTTGCAAACAAACCCTTATCGTTCCACTGGCATTTGCCGTTAACGATAGGGCAGAAGTCAAACGCAACTTTCCAATTATGAAAAGACTGCCCCGCCTTGGCATTAGTTACTATGCTGCCAGGCTTTGTGCGGCCTTGATTGTAGAGCGCTGTTTGACTTTCTGCATCACGATACGTGGATGTAATCAATACGTCAATGCCTTTCTTATCACATTCTTCAATAAAAGCCTTGCACATTGCAGCGACTTTAGGGTGTAAATCGGACAAACTACGGCTATTTACCAAGGTATATTGTCCCCATAATAAGACCGCCAACAATTAGCCACACGACTCGCTCAACCCATGCGCCTGACGCATGCGTCACTTCGACCTTAGTCACGCGGCCTTCTAAGATGCGGTGATGGTCATCGTAGCTGTCCATGCGCTTGAACAACGTAATCATTCGTTCTTCCATGCGGGCCAATGAAACAATCGCTTCACTTACTTTGTCCAGCTTTTCTTCTATGCGGTTGAGGCGCGTTGTTTGATCGTCCATCATTAATCCTTATTGGGCTAAAGCGTTTTGTTGTTGTGTTGCAAGAGTGTTGACACCTTGGCGATACGCGGCCATAGGTAGGTTACGCGCAAAGCCTTCAGCGATAGGTAGTTTAGCGCCTGCACCTGAGCGCATTTGATTGGCTAGTCTGTTAGCTTGACGTTCTTGCATACCCGTTGCCGCCGCTTTACTACCCAAACCAGCAGCAGCAGTGTACGCACCCCAAGGGCTTACGGCGGTAAAGATGGCCGCAGCAGGCGTCATAGGCGTAAACTTGGCCACAGTATTAAGTAAGGACTGTATCTTACCGCCTTTAGCGGCCTCTTTAATTTGTTCTTGTTCAGCCTTAGAAAACAAACGCATTTTCTTATCGTTCTTAGCTAGGCTAGATAGTTGGCTTGCAATGGCTTTACCTTTGTCGCCTGTAGATAGTTCAGCTTTCTCAATGATGTCAGTAAATATCTCGCCTTTTTTCATGCGTGAGTAGTCTTGACGTGCGTTCTTCCACGCTTCAACGGCTTTCTTATCACCGCCAACAATAGCTGATGCAGGCGCATTAAGAACGTAGTCGTCAAACTCGTCCATTAGTTGAGCGCCAATTAAACGCTCTTGTGCGTCTGCACTGCCTTTTACACCGCCGATAACTTTACGAAGGGCTGTAATCTCAGCCACGTCTTTAGGCGTGTCGGACACTAGCTCGTCAATAACGGCTTTTACTTTAGGGTAGGCGTTTTCTACATAGCCTTGACTAGCGCGAAGTTTAGGCGCAATAGTACCGAAATGCGATTTAAACGCATTAGGGTCTAGTTGGAAACCTGACGCATCTAGTACATCGTAGTTAGCTTTTGCACGAAGGGCTAGTTGATCCGCAGTAGCGGCTTGTTGACGCACGTTAGTACGCAGGTTAGTAAGACCGCCTGTGGCTGCGCCTGCCGCAATGCCTAGCAATGGGTTGCCTGACTTCTCTGTAACGCCTTGCGTTACGGCGGCAGATGTAGGCGCAGTAATAACTTGAGACAGTGGGGCTTGAGACATTACTTGACCAGTGCGGCCTAACATACCAGGTAAGTTCTTAATTAACCCTGCGGCAGATGACTCTATGCCTGCTGGTGATAATGCGCCGCTTGCAACCTCAAGCATACGTTCGCCAGTAGTTTCAGGTCTAGGGCCGCCTAAATAGTTCTTAATGACTTCAGATGTAGCTGGTATATTTTTACCGGCAAGCGCATTGTATGCGCCTATCGCCATATCGCTTATAGGCATAGCCACAGACCCGATTAAGGCGCCAGCAGGTATAGTGACAGGTGCGGCTGGGCCACCTAAAGCCCCTAACGCTGCACCGGCAGTAGCACCTATAACGCTAGGCGCTGCGCCGCGCAATGTAATACCTGCGCCTCGCGCAAATGATTCCATCTTGGTAGGGGGCGGTGCGATATACGCTAAGATTTCATCCGCAGAATAACCTTCATTCAATGCGGATGCAATCTTAGGGTCTTTATCTTTAATATGGTTAAATATTTCTTCGTCAGAATACCCTGCGCGGCGCGCTGTATTAATTTTATCCCGATAAACATTAGTACCGCTTTCGGCGGCATATTCTTCAGGCGTAATTCTTTTTGCAGTTACGCTAACTTTAGGTAAGTTAATATCAGCCATGATTTATCCTAAAAGCCCATAATAGTTTTTAATGTGGCCGCACCTTTTTTAGCAGCGCTAGTGCTAGATCTGCCTTCAGGTATGCCAGCAGTGTAGTCTTTTACGTCTACAGTTAAAGGAACATTAGTTTCAATTCCTGATACGTTCTTGTTATGTTTATTAATAGCGTTTTGCGCAGCTCTGTTATTAATGTCAAGAATTTTACGTATGGATTTTTCATCGTATTTAATATCGCCTGCCGCTGCTTTCAATGCGTATTCCCTATCTGCATCAGACAAGCCAGTACCCGCACCAAATTGTTTAATAATTTTAGCAGTGTTAGTAGCCATTAATGCACCGTATGCTTGAGAGTTTCGAGCAGCATCAGCGTATCCAAAATCAATACCAGCTTGGCTAAGACCTTGGTTAAGCGTAGTAAAGAAGTTAGCGCCTACACCCGTTAGCATGCCTTTATCTAACAAGGTTTTACCGACCATGTTAGTAGCTAATATTTGTGCGGCATCTTCAGCGCTAGCTTTACTTGCCAACACTTTATCGGCTTGACCTTTGCCTAATTGTTTTTCAAACTCTTTTTCTTGAGCATTATTTACGTTAACTACGGTGCTTGCAGCAGGTTTATTGTATGTAGCTGCGGCTGAACCTTCTACAGTTCTAGCTTTACCAGTTAAAGGATCTATTGAAAGTACACGCGTAGTAGGCACACCGCCAACCATTACGTTTTGTTGGTTTTCAAATTTAGGCAATAGTTTGTCTGCTTCAAAAGCATGACCTGCCGCCCATCGACGGATGGCTTCAGGGTTTTCGCCTAGCTCTGTTAATTGTGCTAGGTCAGCCGATACGTCTGAACCTGTCATACGGCCTACTTCTTGTGTAACACGGATAGCGTTAGCTAATGTAGGATTAGCCAAAACTTGTGTTGCGCCTGTCTTAAGAACACCGTGTATTTTAGTAAGTTGTTCTATCTCAGCATTTTTAGCTAGTGTTTTTTCTTTACTTGTTTCAGCTTGAAATTTCTCATACGCTTGACCTGTTTTAGGAGATATACCGTAAAGACCTTTAGCAAAGTCAGGCGACGTTCTGTCTTGTTGGGCAAAGTAGTTACGCACAGCCTCGTCTTCGGCTATTGCACGTTGTTTCTCTTGCATAGCTAGTTGATTGGCTTGGCTAGTTTGTTGCATATTTTGCAACTCGTATATCTTCGCCATCTGATTAATTGGCGATTCAAACTGGATAGGCTTAACGCCTAAAGCAATACTTGGGTCTAAGGCCATAATTAGTTATCCATTGTAATAGTCAAAAGATTGAGAGTCAGGTAACGGTGTATACCCAGCAGTCGCGCCGCCTTGCGGGAACATTCTATTCATCAATTGATTTTGACTGTAAGTATTAGCAACGTTACCTAATGCGTTAGACCATGCGTTAGCGCTACCAACGTAACCTGACGCCCGTGCATTAGCGGCGTTCATGTAGTTCTGACCAGCGTTAGTGGCATAGTTCTGACCTGCGCTTGCTACATTCCCTGCGGCAGTTTGACCTGCGCCCATTAGACTTTGTAGTGGGTTAAGTTGGTTAGCGCGATTGGTTTGGTAACGGTTGAACGCGTTGGTGTACTCTTGCGACGCCATGTCTTGACCAAACCGTGTAGCACCGCGTAATGCAGCGCCTGACAACAAGCCGCCTCTAGCGGCTGCTGTACGATCTAGTGCCTTCATACCTTCTGACATACGGAACGCATAGCCTGGGTCTTGTTGAAAGTCCTGCATGCTAAAGTCTTTAGTGTATTTACCGCCAGCGCCAGGAGTTAGGCCCATGTAGTCTAGCAGTCTATTTTGCGCAGATAGCCCAGCCTCACGGAACGGTGCGTTCAGTTCAATGTTCTTCTCATACATCTCACGCTGTAGTTCTGTAGCGCGGTCTGCTGAAGCGGCTTGTGTGTTAGCGGCGCTTTTAGCAGCTTTACTGCCCATTGCACCGCCAAGTAACCCTACGCCTGCGGATAATATATCTCCGCCAGTTAGACTCCCTACGGCTTTACCTATACCTTTAACTATACCGCCCATAATTGTTTCTCCAATCTAATAAGCCCATCATTACGGCTAACTTCATTAAACTTAAAATGTTTTGCTAACCGTAAAGACTTAGCGTTACCCTCTTGTATCTGTATTATAGCCGT